AAGAATATGAGTGAAAGAGAAGATATAGCGGCACATATTATTACAACCTTATCTGCGGTTAGCAGTCCGATAACATTTGGTAAAGTAGAAAGAAATCCTTTTGATGCTGAAGAATTATCTCAGCAACAGTTCCCGGCAGTTTTTGTTCAGACTGCTGATGAGACAAGAGAAGATATGACTATCAAAAATTCTGGCATTACCAGACAAGGAACAATAGATTTTAGAATATTTGGTTTTGTTACTAACGGAAGTGCAACGACAACTAATATTGATACAAAGAGAAATCAATTAGTATCAACTGTTGAAACTGCCTTAGATAGTGATAGAACTAGAAATGGAAACGCACTTGATACTCAAGTTGTTTCTGTTGAAACTGACGAGGGAAGTATATTCCCATATGGAGGTGTAATAATAACAGTTAGGTGCTTGTACTCGTTTACGAGTGGAACACCATAACAGGAGAACTTTATGGAAAAAGTTTATTTAATTAAAAATGGAACGATAGTTCATACATCTAAACCTGAATTATTTTTAGAAGATGGTTGGACTCATCACCATAAAAATCCAGAGGCAAAAAAGCCAGTAGGGAGAAAATATGGCAAAAAGAAAAAAACTTCAAAATAAAGAAGGAGAGATTGTAGAGGTCTGGGAAGATCAAATAGAATCTCTTAAAAATGCTGGTTTCAAAGACCCAGCAGAAAAAAAGTCTAAATATAAACCAAAATCATTTAATACAGACGAAGGAGAAGAATAATGGCAGTACATACAGGATCGGCTGGTCTAATCAAAATAGGTGCTAATACTGTTGCAGAAGTAACAGCTTTCACTTTAGAAACGACAGCAGATGTGATTGAGTCTACTCAATTAACTGACACTAATAAAACATTTGAAGTAAGCAGAAAAAGTGGAACTGTTACTGTTGAATGTGCTTTTGACGAAACTGACAGCAATGGTCAGATACTATTACAAGAAGCAACAGGACTAACTCTATTGCTACACCCAGAAGGTGCAGATAGTGGAGATTTCTTATTTACAGTACCAGTTATCGTTACTGGAAACTCTGTTTCAGTTACAATGGACGATCTTATAAGATTGTCTATTTCATGTCAGATCAATGGTGCAATAACAAGAAGCACAGTATAATTTGACAAAAACTAAGAAATAACTTAATAATTGCGTATGTCTGCAATCGACAAAATCAGAGACCATTATAATTCTTTAAGTAAAGGCGAAAGCAAATATTTTGAAGAATGGGATCTAACTTTTTACAAAGAACCAATTAATCTTGAGAAAAAGGGTAGATTATTTAAAAAAATGGAACTTGATGCAATCGAGGGTTTGGCATACGCACTTATTGAACTTGCCTTAGACGAACAAGGTAAGAATTTATTTACACTTGAACATAAAATTACATTGATGAAGAAAGCTGATCCAGATGTTTTATCAGAGGCGGCTACTTGGTTAATGAAAACACCTTCAAAAAAAGATATTAAAAAAAAATAGATAACGACTATGACTACAATACAGTAGTCCAATTGGCTGATTATCTGAAATTACCTATACACAAAGTTATGGAGTTCTCAGTAGAGGAGTTTTTAACTTGGATAATATTTTTAGAAGATAAAAGAAAAAGAGAAAAGCACGAAGCAAACTTAGCTCGAAGTAAAGCAAGAACTAGGAGATAAATGACCAAAAAAGTAAATATAGATATAGTCGCAAGAGATAAGACCAAAAGAGCAGTCGAGCAATCAAAAAAAGGTTTAGGTAGCATCAAAACTGCCGCTCTTGCTGTTAGTACAGCTTTAGCTGGTATAGGTGCTGGTAGAGCAATATCAGGTCTTATTCAAGTTGGTAAAGAAGTTGAAAGTTTAAGAGTAAGATTTAAGTTTCTTTTTGGTTCAGCTCAAGAAGGAAATAAAGCATTTGATAATTTAGCAAACTTTGCCGCTAAAGTTCCATTTAGTTTACAAGAAATCTCTGCGGCTTCAGGAAATCTTGCTGTTGTGTCAAAAGATGCAAAAGATTTATCTCGTATATTAGAAATAACTGGTAATGTTGCGGCTGTAACTGGTTTAGATTTTCAGACTACTGCATCTCAAATTCAAAGAGCATTTAGTGGAGGTATAGCCGCCGCCGATGTATTTAGAGAAAAAGGTGTTAGAAGTTTATTAGGTTTTGAACAAGGTGCTAAAGTTTCTATTGATGCAACTATAAAGAGATTTGAAGAAGTATTTGGTAAGGGTGGCAAATTTGGAAACGCAACAGATGAGTTAGCAAATACCTTTGAGGGAACTGTTTCAATGCTTGGAGATAAATTCTTCAAGTTTCAAAATGATGTTAATGAGTCATTTTTTACTGAATTAAAAAAACAGTTTGGTGATTTAAATCAATTTCTTGCAAACAATGAAGATGAGATTGCTGAATTTGGTAGAGAAATTGGTGAAGCACTTGCATCAGGAGTTAAGCTAACCGCTAACGCAGTTATTTTTTTAAGTGATAATTTTGATATTTTAAAAACAGTATTAAAAGCAATAATTGCTGTTCAAATTACTAAATTTTTATTTGCAATGGCTGGAGCTGTTAGTGTTGTAAATGGTCGCATGGTTATTCTCAATGCGACAATGAAAAAGAATTTAATTTTCTTTGCCGCAGGAGCTTTAGTTTTTGGTATAGAAAAAATTACAAAAGCACTTGGATTACTTGGAGATGAAGTAGAAGATAACACCGAAAAGCAACACGGATACAATGACTCTCTGAGAGAATTTGATCGTCAATTAAGAGATCAAAAAGAAACTATTGCAGATGCTTTTAAAACTGAAGAAATTGAAGAAGTTACAACTGCAACAAAAGATATGACTTTGGCTATGTCATTATTTGATGAACAGTTAAATCAACAAAAACAATCTTTAGCTTCCGTAGATGAAGAATATTTAAAAATTATTCAGTCTTTAGGTTTACTTAATGATGCACAAATTAAAACCATGAATGGATTTGATGCACAGAAAGCGGCATCACGAGAGGCTCATAATACTGAAGTACAAACAGCAGAAGAAGCGGCAAAAAAGAATTTAGAAGCCTTTAAAAAAGGTGAGTTTGGCAAGATCAATATGAAAAAATTGACTGACAAACAACTTGGTCAAATGGGTAGAGCCGCACTTCAAGAAGGTGCTAAGATAAACAAAGAAATGTTTAGATTAAACCAAGCATTGATGATTGGTGAGGCAATAATGAATACTGCGGCTGGTGTAACAAAAGCTCTAGCTCAGGGAGGAGCTTTTGGAATACCAATGGCAATAGCAATCGGAGCTATGGGAGCAATACAAATAGCAACAATTGCGGCTCAACAACCACCAGCACAGTTTGGTGGATCAAGACAGCAAGGAACTCCATTTTTAGTTGGAGAGAAAGGTGCTGAATTATTTACACCAGTTACGGCTGGAACAGTAACACCTAATCATCAACTTGGAGACAAAATGGGTTCAACTGTTGTGAATTTTAATATTAATACAGTAAGTGCAAAAGGTTTCAATGAACTTCTTAATAATAGCAGAGGTATGATAGTTAATATGATAAACTCAGCAGTTAATGAAAAAGGAAGGACTAATTTAATATGAGCGGTGCTTTACCAAATGTTGCTTTTAATGCAATTAATATTAATAGTGAACAAAGAACTTTATTATCTAGGACTAACTCAGGCAAAACTTTTCGTAGACAGATTGACGGACAAAGATGGTTATTTACTCTTTCATATCCGCAACTTAAAAGATCTGACTTTGCTCCAGTACTAGCTTTTATTATTAAACAAAGAAATAGTAAGGAAGATTTTACAGTTACTTTTCCAAGTTATTTAAATGCACAAGGTAATGAAACAGGAACAGTAAGAGTTAATGGATCACATTCTGCTGGAGACACAACAATTGCTATGGACGGATTTGCTGGTGATGGTGCTGGAAGATTTAAAGCTGGTGATTTTATAAAATTTGCTCATTCAAAAGTTTACATGGTAGTTGAAGATGTTACCTCGTCAAGCAATGCGGCAACTGTCACCATTGAACCGCCATTGACAACAGCTTTATCAGATGATGAAGCTGTAACTTATGATGATGTTCCATTTACAGTTTTTTTAAAAAACGATATACAAGAGTTTAACTCTCAAAATATAACCTCTAATGGTGAGTTATTATTTAATTATGAAATAGATGTTGAAGAAAGTATATAATGGCACGAGGACTTACTACTGCGGTCAAAAATGAATTAGCTACAAGAAATATAAGACCAATATTATTAATAGATATTTTTTTTCCAACACCTATATTTATCACTAATAATTCTTTTGATTTAGTGTCGAATATAAGTGGAACTTCAAGAACTTATACAGCATCAGGTCATCTAATTAAAATTGGATCTGTAAGTGAGGCTAATACACCACAAAAAAACACATTGAGTATAAGTTTATCTGGTGTCGATCAGAGCATCGTATCTGTTGTTTTAAATACAAGTGTAACTGGAGATATAGTTAGAATATATCAAGGTTATTTAGATAGCAGTAATGCAGTCATAGCTGATCCATTTCTACTTTACTATGGTACGATTGATGATGTAAAAATAACTGATAATGAAACTTCAGCAACAGTTCAGCTAAATGTTACCTCACATTGGGGAGCTTTTGAAAAAGTTGGTGGTAGAACAACTGCTGATAATTCACAAAAAAGATTTTTTTCTACAGATCAAGGTATGGAGTACTCAGCGATAACAGTACAAGATATTGAATGGGGTCAGCAATGACATATAAAATTTTAAAAGCACAACCTGATCATATAAGAGATTTGCAAAAATTTACTGAAACTATGTGCAAAAATGCTGATGTTGCTTTTCCGTCTTTGAGTGCTAATAAATCCACAAGATACTTGATGAAAATGATTAAAGATGAAACTGCTGTTTGTTTAGTAAAAGATCAAAAGGTAGTTGGGGCTGTTGCTGGAATTATAACTCAATGGTGGTTTTCAGAAGCAGAATATTTATCTGAAATGGGTTTTTGGATCGACAAAGAACACAGAACAAAAGAAAATGCTGTTTTGCTCTTAGATGAGTTTAAAAAAATTGCAGATAAAAAAATGATACCATGTTTACTAAATACTCTTGATGGAAAAAGCATAGGTAAAAGAGAAAAGTTGTTTGAAAAAAATAACTTTAGAAAACTTGGTTATACTTATGGATATGCTTTATAATGTGTGGTTTTGTAGAAGATATAGTTGAAGATGTTGTTGATACTACTTTTGATGTCATAAATGATGTTGTTGATGCTGGGTTAGACTTATTAGGTTTACCCACTTCATTTCCAGAAACACCTGAAATACCTGACTATAGTGAACAGATACAAGAATTTGAGGCTAGAGGTATATTAGTAAACAAATTCGTATCAAACGCACATATACCAGTCGTTTATGGCACACGAAAACTTGGTGGTAACATTGTTTTTTTAGAGTCAAGCGGAACTGATAATGAATTTTTATTTATGGCATTAGTGCTTTGTGAAGGCGAAATAGATAGTGTAGAGAAAATTTTTGTTAATGAAAACGAGGTTACTTTTTCAGGATCTTTAGCTGATAATACAGAAAGAACAGTTGCCTCAAGTGATAGTAACTTTTTTAAAGCTGATCCAGCAGTTGATGGCTCAAGTGCCGAGAGCTTAATTACAGTAAGATGTCATTATGGTACAGATGGTCAAGCCGCAGATAGTATTTTGTCATCTTTAAGTAGTTGGGGTAGTAATCATAAACTTTCAGGTTTAGCTTATATTGCTCTAAAATTTAAATGGAATAGAGATGCTTTTAGTAGAGTTCCAAAAGTTCAGGCATTAGTCAAAGGTAGAAAAGTTTATAATCCAAATTTAGATGGTACGAAAACTGGTGGTAGTGGATCTCACAGAGAAGATACATCATCTACTTGGGAGTTTTCTGATAATCCTATTTATCAACTTTTAGATTATTTAAGAGATGATCGTTTTGGTATGGGTATTGAAAATAGTTATTTTGACAGTAACTATGCAGATTGGCAAACTGCTGGAGATGTTTGTGATACTAATGTAACACCTTTTAGTGGCGGTTCTCAAATTGATCTTATCGACAGTAACGCAGTTTTAGATACTTCAAAGAAAAGCATTGATTTGGTTAAACAGCTTCTTAAAGGTAGTAGATCATTTTTAAATTATTCTGCTGGTATATATAAAATATTAGTTGAAACAACTGGATCAGCAGGCATTACTCTTACTGAAGATAATATTATTGGAGCAATCAATATTACCTCACTTGGTAAAAATGCAAGATACAATAGAGTGATCGTAAACTTTATAAATCCA